AACATATTATACAACATTTTGACACCTTCTGCTGTTTCTGAAATAGGATATCTCATCATGTCTTTGGGCAGTGAGTCTGCAAATGTTTTCACTTGTTGTATGTTGTTCTTGTAGTCTGCACCCCATTCACGTTGCAGTTTGTTGTTTTCCACAGTGAGATCAGTTTGAGGATATCTTTCATCATACTGTTGTTGTATCTGTTTGGTTGCTTCATTTATGCTGTCAGCATACAAGCTCATCATGCCTTTTGCTTGTTCTTGTGTGATACCATAGCTTCGCATTACTTCTGCTGTCTGTGACTGTTGCTCTTCTGTGAGTGTTTCTAGTCCAATGTCTTTGGTAAATGAAAAGTCATATTGATCAGGTGCTCGTGGCTGTGTGCTCACTTTCTTTTCAAGTTCTGCATATGATTTAGCCATGTCTGCCACTGTTTTGAACTTTTCAGGTAGTCCTTCTACACGAACATCATCTTGTGCAGTTTCTGTGGTATCTGCTGTTGCTGTGGTATCTGCTGTTGCTGTGTTTTCTACAGGTGCATCAGATAATAAATTTGGTTGTTGTGCAGGTGTTTGTTCTGTTTGTTCAGTTTGTTCTGTTTGATTTACATTAGTTTCTTCTGTCATTGTTTGTTCCTTCTAGTAGATTGTGTTGAAAGTTGCTTTCAGGTATTTCCAACATATTGGTCACTCTTTTGATCAATGCCTGTTGGGCAATCTTGTAAACGCACGAATATGGATTGGGTGCGTCTTGATCAATTCTGCTTTGGTTGGAAATTCTGATTAGGTCTTCAAGCACCATGCGACCTTCTTTGGTGGCAAATGTGTTCTTGTATGCATCTTTCAATTGCTTTTGGTTCATTTTAGTTCCTTTTGTAGAACGTATGATCGTTCGTTGTATTTAAGTCTTTTTGCCCAACGCACATAAGCAGGTCTCATCATCCATGTTTCAATAAAACAACTTCGTGCTCCATTGTCCTCAGCCCATATTTCACAGTTTCTCAATATCTTTGCCACGTGTTTTGGATCGCATTCTGGTCTTTTCAACAGACAAACATAGTTGCAGTCTGATCTTTCAAACCACAAGTTGGGTTCTATTCTTGCAACCAACAGACATTGCAGTCTGCCATCTTGTCTTATACCTTTTGCATAACCTCGATTGGGTCCTTCTGTTTGTTCTATGTTGATCAATCTGTTGAGATATTGGGCGTTGGGTTGACCTTCGTGTGAATATTCATCCAAAAATTCGTGAAATATTTCTAATAATTCACAGAAACCTGTTGGATTGTTGTATTGCCAACCACTAACTACTTGGTGGTTCTTGTTCGCCTTGCGGATTTTGTGCTTGTTGGATTGCATTGTTTACTGCCTGTGTTATTTCATTTTGGTTCATTTGGTTTTGTTGTTGCTCCATTAATTGTGCAACTTCTTGTTCAGTTCTCACTACTTCAGGTGACATATCACCATCACGCAGTATTTTTCTTGCTAGTCTGTTGAGATCAACATTCACCATTGCTTGTGGACCTAGCTGTCCTATTGTTTGCAATATGGTCATGTCTTTTTGTAGTTCCTGCATTGCTAGTCCTTTTTTGACTGTGCTGTTGACTACAAATTCAAATGCTGTTGCATCTACAACCATTTCTGGCACCATACCTTGTTTGATCAGTTTCATTACAATGGCTCTGATCAATGGTCTCAAAAATTCTTGTTCTAATCTCAAACCACTTGGACCAATTCTTCTAAAAAATTCAGCCTGTCGTGCTTGAACTTCTGCCGCTGTCATGTAAGTTGGACCTTGCGTCAGTGGTTGTAACACGTCATTGAACAGACCTCGTCTAATCTGTGCTCTTTGATCTTCTAAACTGCTCAATGTCAGGTTAAAGTTTCCTGCAAAAGGAACTGGTTGTAGTGGCTGATCCACTGTGATTACATCACCCGGATTCAGTTTTAAATTTGAATAGTTTACTGTGGTATCAGACGACACTTGCCAAGCACCTAGTCCTGCCCAACTGTTCTGTGTCAGTATTAGTTCAGCAATCTGATTGGCTGTTCTAATTGCAGGTAAGGTCTGCCTAACTGGAGATTCACCCCAAGTTTCTCCCAATGTTTTCCCAAATCTGAATACCACAAATGGTGATACTTCAATTTTCTCTGCTTTAACTTCCGTCAAGTTTTTGCCTGCATACACTTTATACATCAAACCTTCATTGGTTTGTCTGCATACAGCTTCTACAATCATGACTTTTTGTTTTGGATTTTCTAATGCCTGTCTTTTGATTGTGGCATCATATTCACCATACATTTCAAAAGCCATTTGGGCTGTGATATGGTGTTCTCTGAAAATTGTTTCTATCTTGTCATTGTATTCTGATAAAAAATATAATTGGTTTGTAGGTATTGCCATAAAATCAATACCCATTGGCTTGTGATAAAGTGCCATTGCACCTGTGCCTGATATTACAGCATCCATTAAGGCTTCAGATGCCGCTGTATAAAAATTGGAGTCTCTAATTACTTTGAATACTGTCTTGTTTGTTGTGTCCAACAGTCTTTTTATATCTGTTGCAACACGTTCTTTGACATCATCTCTGACATCAATGTATGCCCATTGTTGATTTTGTGGAATAAGCAAACCTAGTATTGTTGATACCAAGTTCTGCACACTATCAGTAGCAGTTGAGTCAAAAAGTTTTGATCTGTCTGTGTTGCTTTCATACGTTCTCCAAATATCTCTGTTTGGAAAAGTAAAATTATATGCTTCACTTATTTCATCTTCGTGTGAATGTCTGGCTTCTTTTGCCAATGTATATGTTTTTCTAGTTACTGGATCCATGTATTAACCTAACAAATTTTTTCTTTCAAAATTGAACGGATCTTCAACACCAAGTGCGCCTGTTGATCTCAGCTTGTTTCTACCTGCTCTTGCATTGGCTCTACGTCTTTGTGCTTCTGCAGACTCTTTGGCTCTTGCCTCACGTTCTTCTCTCAATCTTGTATCGTCAGCTTCTTTACGAGCTTTTTCATTTGCCCTTGCAACCTCTAATGGATCAGGTTGTGGGGGCATTTTTGGTTTCAAAAATCCCATATGTTTATCCTAATAAGTTTCTTCTTGTGCCTGTGTAAGCATCTGAAATGCCAAGAACGCCTGTTTCAGTTGCGCCTCTTCCTGCACGTCTTCTTCTTCTAACTCTTTCAACACCTTCTTTGCCTTCTACTTGATCAATGTCCATTGCTGTAATGACATCATCTTCTTCTGGCTCAGGTTTTGGTGGTGGTGGAGCTGGTGGTGGAGGTGGAGGTGGTGGAGGACTTGACCTTCTTCCCATACAAAGTGCTACAGGACCTTCATATTCGTATGAATCTTCTTCTATTACTTTGCCATCCTGTATAACAATTTTGTTGTAAATTTTCATAGAGTAACTCCTTAATATGTTATTATTTAGCCTTTTAATTTCCCGTCAGTTTGCTGACACCACCTGCAAATTTGATAGGTGACTGAATCAGTGGTATTTTGGTTACATCTACAGCAGGTTCTGGCAGTTTGCTGATTGCCATTGCTGTTGCATCTATGCAGTCATCAAATCTACAGTATGGAAATTCTTCTAATTGGCTCATGTAGTGCGAATTATCTAGCACTCTTTGATGCACTTTCATTTTACCAATTTTGATAACAGGCTCTAATTGTTGTGCAATAAAGTTCAATTTACCTTGCTGTCTAAATTCAGGTATAATTACAACTTGTTTCTTTTTGTCACGTGCTGTTCTACGCAGTTCATTCTGCAATGTTGGTGAAAAGTTTTCTTCAACATAAACATGACCAACTTTGTGTTTGTCACAAACATCAATGATCATTTCACACTGATAGGAAAAATCCTTTTCTTTGGCAGATGGTAATTCAATAACATCATGCACATAGATAAATCCGTCCATATCACGTGCAACAATGCTCAAAACAGATTGATCTTTACCACGCATACCTGTTGCAGGATCCCATGCCGCAACCAATCTTTGTATTGTGCTGTCACCTAAATTAACAACAGGTATATAATTGCCCATTGGTTGTGGTAAATGTCTCACAGTCAATTCTTTTTCATATACTTCAATTCTGTCTATATCCATTAATGATTGATAAGTTTTTGATGGCACCAACATATATTGTGATAACCAGTCACCTTCTGTGGATTCTGCTTTTTGTCTTTCAATCCAATCCCAATCAAAATGTTTGTCAGGATGATCAGGCCATGCAAGTTTACCTTCTTTGTTGAATATTGGTTTTTTCATTATTGTTTTGTAACCAATGTTCTCACAGTGAGTAAAAATTGTTTCTTCGTGATGTGGTGTTCCAATCAACATGATTTGGTTTGCAATTTTACCAAATTCTTGCACTCTATCTTTGATAAATTCTCTGGCATCTTCTGTTTGAACGTTTGTAGATACCTCAATATCATCAGCCAAAATTTCAGTGGCGTGCATCCCTGTAAATGATGATTGCAATGAAGTAACTGTCACAGATGGATTCAATTGAATGTAATCTCTATCAACTGAAAACTGTTGCACCTGCCAAGTTTCATAATCACTTTTCAAATGTCTTGTGAGTGGATTTGTTTCAATGATGGATCTAATCATCTGTGAATTACGCAATGCAAGATTACGTTTTGCAGAAATGATTATACAAGTGTAATTGGGATCACACAAAAGTCGCCAAACAACATAGCAACAAAGAATGTAACTTTTGCCTGCGTGTCTAAAAACCTGTAACAGTTTTCTTTCTTTGTTTTTGTGGTGTTCTAACCAATCACATATTTCAACATGAAGTTTTGGTGTTTCATATCCACTCAGCAGATTTTGTGTGTCTAAAAATACTTTGAATGGTATGTGCATTATTCATCTGCTTTTTTGTCTTTGTTATCACCTTTGGCAATTCTTTCCATTGCTTGTTTGAGTAAACTTTCTGATTGTTTTTTCTCATCACCTGACAGTTCATTCAATGGTTTTGATACACCTGACAATGATGTAGCCAAGTGTTTGAGCATCTGTAATTTTGCTCTTTTTGAATTGTCTAAGAATGTGATTTTTTTGACTCTGTGTGGATCATCTAAACTAGGATAAGGTTCTTTGAATAATTCGTGTGCTTGTCCTACTTCTGAATCCCAATAGTCTTGTGCAAATGTTTTGAGTAAATCAGCATAATCGTCATGCTTGTGGATGTCTTTTTTTCTTCCAGCCATAATATTTCCTTTCAGTTCTATTTGAAATATTTATGGCTAAATAAAAGTAGAACCTAATATGCCATTAGGCTCTCCTAAAATACGCGATAGATGTGTGTGGCTTCCTACTCCCTAGTATGTCACACACATCAACTTTTTCCCCAATCTTCATCATCATCCATTAATCTTGTTTTTGCTTGTTCCAAACAGTCCCAACCAAAATCTGTCAATTGACTGACATCTTCACCTAGTGCTTTTTCCCAATCATTGTATTCTGCAATATCATCAAAATTTTCTTCTAACCATGAATACATTTGGTCAACAATTTCATCATATTTCTGTCCTACAAAGTCATTAAGTCCACGTAAATCTGGTGTATCACTCATACAATTTCCTTTCAAAATGAGAATGGTTCTTAATTCAGTATAGGAAAAAAATATCAAATGTCTATTTTTTTGGTGTGCGTGATTTTTGGCACACCTTGTTGGCACACCTTGCATTC